AGTCGAAGCCGGTATTGAGGATCTCGATCTCGCCCCAGACCTCCAGCACGACCTGGGTGCCGCAGCACACGCCGAAAACGACGGTGCCGCTGACCGGCTCCTCGCTCTCGGCGCTCGGGTTGGATTCCGAATCCCCGTAGGCATTGGCCCGGTAGATCTCCCACTCGTTCGTGCCGATGGCATTGGCCGCCTCGATGAGGATCTCGGTGGTGCGCCGGGTGACCGAGTCGCAGCACATTTCGATACCCTCGACGGTGATGGGTGCGATGAGATGGGCCATGGTCAGGGAACAACGACAAACTTCCGGGTCTCGGGATACCCGTTCACGCAGACCTTGAACTCCTCCACCTTCAGCGTGTTCTCGCCGGGGGTGGTGACCAGCCCATCCTGCCAGCGGGCCAGTTCGGTGGTGGTCCCGTCGTCATCAAGGAGGATCGCGCCATCGACGCTGTTGCCGACGACACGGATCGTCTCCGGGAGCGGGTCGCCGGGATTTGCCGCCTCGCACTCGACCTGGATCTGCGGCTGTGATTCGCGGCCGGCAATCGAGCGGAACTTCGCAGGGCCATCAGGCGGATCGTCCTCGGGCTGCCCCTCGTCGTCAGTAGGCTCAACCCATACCGGGCATCCCTCGCCGACGTTCTTCCCCCAGAAGTCGAGTTCGACCTCGTTGGCTGCCTGAGCCTCCATGATCCCGTAGTCACCGCGCACCGATCGGAACTTGAAGACGTTCTCGGCCTCCCGGTGCTCCTTGTAGACGCCGGCGCCGCCGCCAAGGTTCTCGCCGGTCCAAAGCTGCGCCCAGTGTTCGATGTCGCTCTGCTGGTAGACCTTCACCTTCGGCGTGCCCTCGTCGTCCTCCAGCTTGAGGAGCTTCACGAAGTACTCGCCCTCGATGCCCGATCCTTCCGGATCGACCGGCGCGTAGTGGACGCCGTCATCGGAAGTGGCGACGACCTCCGGGTCCTCGGTGATCTCGCCCATCATGTCGGTCTTCACCTTGCACCAGAGGGTGTCGCCGATCTTCATCTCGATCTTCGGGCGCGGAATCGTGTCGAGTGTGACGCCATCCTCGCCGCTGCCGGACTTCGGCATGTGGAACTTCACCGCCGGGTGGTCCTCGGTCTTCGGCTTCCGCTCGATGACCCAGCCCTCCTTGATGATGACCTGGTAGGTGTCGCCCTCGCCTTCGGCCGGCTTCTCGATCCCGATCACTGCGAACGGGGGCAGCGACTGGCGCGGGATGATCAGGTTCGACGGCTGCGAGTAGGCGAAGCCGCCCGACGACGCGATGAGTTCTAGGCCGGTCCCCGGGCGCGGGGTGCGGGCCGCGATGGCATCCAGCAGCGTGTTCCAGTCCTCGGCGAGGATCGGATCTCCACGCTTCTTCTTCTGGGGAAGCCGGTTCATGGATCCTTGTAGATTTCCGGGTCCCAGCCGCCCCGGTCGCTGGCGAGCCATTCCATCTCAAGACGGAACGACCTGCCCTCCTGCGTCTGGGTGACGCCGTTGAGCAGCCAGTTCCGCCCGCCCGCGAGACTGGGGGCCGGGCCGGACGGGTCGGCGATGTTGCCGATGTCGTTCAGCTCGCCGGCTGCGGCCGGCTTGTCGCGCACCCAGCTTTCCCGCCACGTCACCCGCGGGCTGTAGTAGCTCGTCTGGCCACGCTCGATCTTGGCGAGGACCTCCTTGCCGCGCTCGCTCTCGATCTTGTCCTTGAGCTTGTTGCCCTGGTCGTCCTTCTCCTTGCCCGCGAGGATCATCTGGAGCGCCTCGCGTTCCTTGGCATCGAGGTTCTTGTAGCGCTGGTGGGTCAGGATCGGCTCTTCGCTGAGCGACAGGCCCATCGTGTAGACCGCGTTGGCCTTCTCGTCCTCCTCATCCTTCTCCTCGGCCCCGGCGTAGTTGCAGGTGATCTCAGCGAGGTCGCCCTCGGTGATGCTGGCACTGACCTGCGAGATCGTGATGAACGGGATCTCCGGGTGGGGCGTGCCCGGTCGCGGCATGAGAGCCACGGCCGAGTTGCGGTGGCAGAGGAAGACCTGGATGGCGGTCCACTTGCCCTCCTTGTCGATGGAAACTGAGTATCCCGGCTGCGGGTAGAGGCGTCCCGGCTGGATGGCAACGTGTCTCGGCATCTTGGCCGGGGCACGGCGTCAACCGAACGCGGCTGTGAGCGTACCACCGTTCCCGAGCTTCTTCAGGTGACGGTTGGATTCCTGGAGAAGCCGGTTCGTCTCTCCTGTGAGCCGATTGTTCTCCCGCTGGGCGTCCAGGGCACCGGACGAGTAGCCACCGCCGCCCACCTTGCCGAGGGATGTCACGATCGGGGCGAGCTTCGATTGCTGGTCCCGCAGGCCCGGAGCCGTTCCCGTGGCGGATGCCTTGGCGACCTTGTTCGCCGCTTCCTGAGCGTCTTCCGGCTTCGGCATGGCGTCGCGGATCGTCTGGACGATGCCGGTCAGCTTCTCCCGCATCGCGCTGGTATCCATGAACTCACCCTTGGCGGCGGTGTCCTCGATTGCCTTCGCCGCTGCCGCCGCCAGACGTTCCCCGAGGCCGGAAGATCCCTCGGCGGTGAGCCGGTCGCCGAACTGTCCCATGCCGTCGAGGTCGAGACCGAAGAGTTTCCCGTCCTGGCGACTGCGGTAGAGGTTGCCGAAATTCGTGTTCACGTCCTCGGGACCGAATCCCAGCAGTTTGTCCATGCCGGGAATCTTGAGGAGCTGCTTCACCAGGAGGCCGCCGACCCACTCCATGCCCGCCGCGAGGAAGTTGAGCACCGACTCGAAGCCCCGGAGGATCTGGTTGTAGAACTTCACGGCCACTCCGAGGTAGAGCTTGCCGAGGTTGACCCACATCGTGCCGTCGGTGATGGCGTTCCAGAGAAAGCCGACCGCCACGCGGAATCCGTCGATGAGGCTGTTGACGGCGGTGGTGAATCCCAGCTTGAGCGAGGTCACCACGAGGTCGAGGACTTGGCCGGTCTTGAAGGCGGCGATGACGAACTGGATCGCGTCGCGGACCGCCTCGCCGGCACGCTTGGCCAGTGGAGCCAGCTTCTGCGCGAGCGTGATCGCCTCGGCCACCAGGGGTCGAATGGCATCGTTGATCGGCTGACCGAGCGTGAGGAACACCTCGTTGATCGTGTCCTTGAGCGTGGAGAACAGCCCCGAGGTTGTCTTGCTCTGGGCCTCCATCATGCCCGCGAACTTGCCGCCCTCGGAGGTGAGCGAGATGAACGCCTGTTCAATGGCCGGAAATCCGACCTCGCCGGACGAGACGAGCTTCTTCACCTCCGAGTCCGACACGCCGAATTGCTTCGCGAGTTCTTGGATGATCGGAATGCCCCGTCCGGTGAGCTGGTTGATGTCCTCGGCGAAGAGTCGTCCCTGGACCCGCGCCTTGCCGTAAAGTTCCGCGATCTCGTTGACCGGGGCCTGGATGCCGGCGGAAATATCACCAATGCGGCGAAGCGTCTCGGGCACGGAGTCGGCCGACTCACCGAATGCGATCAGCTTCCGGCCGGCATCTGCCAGCTCGGGGAACTCGAATGGCGTTTGGGCACCGAGTTCCCGCAGCCGGGCCAGCGTCTCCTCGGCCTTGGCCGCGTCACCGATGAGCGTGGTAAACGCCACCTTGGTCTGCTCGAAATCGGCGGCGGCATTGATCGCCTTCACCCCGCCCGCGACGGCAGCGGCCCCACCTGCGAGCGCTCCCCCGATGCCCGCCTTGATCGCGAGACCGGAGAGGGCGAATCCCTTCTGCAATGCGAGCGCGCCGCCCTTGCCGAGGCCCGCGAGTCCGGCACCCGTGATCCGGCTCATGCGGCGAGCGGACGACGCCACCAAGTCACCGGCACTCGTCATCGCCCGCTTCAGCGCGGAAATGTCGGCTCCGAGGGTAACGGTGATCGCGCTCACGCTTCAGGATCAGAGTCAACCGCTCCGCGCCACTGCTGCCGCAGCGCCTCCATTTGGTCGCGGAAGCTCGGCGCGTCGGTGATGGCGTTACTCCAACGGGTGCGGACCGAGTTGCGGCGGAACAGGCAGTGCTGGTACTGCGCGAGCCGCGTCATCGGCATGAACAGGACCCGTTCCTCGGGCCAGCCGGTTTCGGCG